CCGGTGAATCCGTTACTGCGGCTTTGGACTTAGGTATGGCTAGTAAGTCAATAAGTCTAAATGGTTTTATTTTAGAAGACACTATTACAAAAGATTGGGCAGAGGATGATGCACCAACAGGTGCTAAAACTTATACTGCAATTGAACTAGCCCAAATGATACATTCTAGTGTAGACTCTACCGGACTTCAAACATATCAAGCGATTAACGAATTAGTTTTTCTTTATGATTCTAAAGTAGACAATAATGGCGACCAAAGAACATCTACACAGGTTATCCCTTTCACTTATGCTTCTAGAGGAAACAAAAAAGAAAGAGATAATCGAGGTGCTGTTTTATCAAGCACTTTCCCAACAGACCAATTCTCTACAGGATTGAAAGGATTTGTCCGAAGTTTCAATACTACAATAGATTCGGAAACCATTGACATTAGTTTTGATTTACAATTTGAAGTTGCTACAGTATTCCCTAGTGGTAATATTGCTACAACAATTGCGGATGCAATTTCTTGAGGTGAAAATATGTATCGAGTATTGACAGGAAAACAAAGAAGTTTGGTATTCCCTGTTATGTGTAATGCACATGTAAGAATAGATTATTCGGATAACATACCTAGAGGTGCGGATGGAGTTATTGCTTCTAGTGATGACATTACATATGGTCTTTGGGCTTTAAAAGAAAATTTTACAATTGAGGCAACTATTACTCCTTATGATGTGAACGGATATGGTAGTGAGTTTGCTACATTAGATATTCAAACTTTAGAAAATTCTAAAAAAATAATGCCCGCTTTAAATTTTGGAGAAACTACTACCCATTTATCACATTCCTACTTATCCGAAACAGCAAAACTTACGCATGAAATGAGAATATTTCACAGCACTAAAGTTCAAGTTTCTTTGGTAAATGTTACTACACATAATCACAATCAACCTGCTCAATATAAAATTAGATTTAAATTGATTTTAGGTTCTACTACTACAACATTAGATAGTGATGTTGTAATTACACCTTCTAGTGGAATCAATTGGCCTTTAGCAAATAACACTACCAATTCTCTTACTAAAGGGGTATTTGACGGGGATGGGAAATATACTCATTCTTTTGAAAGAGCCACTCATAGTAGTGGCAACAGTGGAACTACTCTTACCTTTTTTGGGTCTACTGCAAAGAACAACTTTCATGCAGGTCAAGAACTTTTTACTGTAAGTAGCGGGGTTGCTACTTCTATAGGAACAGTTGCATCGGTAAGAACCACTGCACCCCACACTCTCACTCTAAACACTAGCCAATCTACAGCGTTAAACTCTACAGACATTTATGTAAAGACGCTACAACACCCTGCTTATGTAGATAATTTTAACCACATTGCAGTAACATATAACGATACTAACAAACTAATGTCAATTTATCTAGATGGCAATTTAATTACTTCGACAACGCATAGTGCTAGTGATTCTTTTGCGTTTGATAGAGAAGACTTTTTCTTAGGTGCAAATGGAACCGGAGGGACAGGGGCTAATACTGCAACTTCTAATAATCAATTTATGGGAGAGATGCACGAATTTGCGATAAGTTCCATTGCTAAGAATAATTTTAATATTTTTAATTTAACTCCTAGATATGCAAATACTTTACTTTACTTTAGATTTGAAGAGGTGGATATATGACCGTCTATGTTATGAGACAGGGAACTGTCATTAACCCAACTGTTAATGATACATTAGCCAATGTCGGAAACAATGTTAATTTTGATTGTCCCACTAATCCTATTATTTATGACACAACTACTAAAGATGATACATTTAGGTTGTTTGCATACATCTCCGAAGATGACAACCATTCTTTAGCAGATGGTAGTTCTAGTAACCAAACTTTTGTTCAACAATTAGAAGGTAGTGATTCAGTCGGAACTGAATATAATAATCTAGAAAATACCGAGGGCTACAGAATAAAAAGTTATAGTGATTATGACTCTACGGGAATACGGTTGAACGCATTAACTGATTCGGAGTTATTGAGTAATGATTATTTTGTTTTGATTCATTCCGATAATGGCTTGATGCACCACTTTGCTAAAATAACTCAAACATTAACAGATGATGTTTCGGGAGATACTTTTGAGTTTGAACCTAGACTTGGTAATCAAATACCAAAGAACACTAAGTTTATGGTTTTCAAAGGGCCATCTACAGAAGTAACATCCATTGTAGCGGTTTCAGCAGGAATAAGGGCGACCACGATAACTTCGGGTTCTACTTCATATCGAATGAATAAAGGCTATATGTGTTCTAAGCCTCACTTTTATTTTTATAATGATAGGCTAGATAAGAAAAACGAATTAGACCATAACACTAAATATTTTTTAAAATACGCTGGCATAGCCATGAGTAGTGCCACTATAACCCCTGCAACTAATACTTCTTTTGTTACTGTTGCTGACTATGGTTTTTCCGTAAAGGACTACAGTAATTATTCTATCAAGGCTTCTTTGGTAGATAATTTGAGAAACTTAGATGACCCTAGAGTTGCGGCAAATGGTTCTAAACAAACATCTAATGAAGGATTGACTGCTGTAAATAATGATTTTACAGATTATGACAAATCCTTTCTCAATTCTAGAAGACCAACAACAAATCTATCGGCGGGGGTTACTTCCGGCTCTATAATGGTCGGCCCAACTCGATATGCTCATTATGACTTTTCCCCTGCTAAAGCCAATGTCGCCCCTAATGTTCTCAATACAAGAATATTAGAATCGGTTGGTGGAAGAGGGGGTCATGCTGATGTTAAAATGATAGATGCCCTAAGAATCATGCCCTCTAAAGTAGCGGAGTTTGATTCTTTTAGAATTAGACATCAAGTTCATCGAGGACACTTTTTTGAATGGTTTCCTTTGAAAGCAACCGTTTCAGCGAGGGTAGGTTCTACTAATGAATATACTTTTTCTGTAGAGGGTGATTATGATTTGGCTAATTTATTAACTGCAAATGAAGAGGTTATGGTTGGTAGTAGAGTCTTAAGAGTGAGTGTAATTGATGCTCTAAATACTACTAGTGATATTCAAGACATTACTTTTACTGCTGATAGTAGGTTAGATTCTTCTAAAGTGTTTTCCTCTTCTTCATACACTCTTTCTAGTGGAGACAGGCTATATCGTAGAGTATTTAGTAGTTTAAATTCTACACTACTTACAACATTCCCTATTATCGAGGGTAGAGAAAGCGACCTAAGAGTTGTAATATCCGATACTAATTATGAAGCATTAGAGGCTACAGTTACCGCTTCTAATTCAAATCAAAAGTTATTGACTTTGAGTTTTTCTAATGCTTTGGGTGAAAAGTTTGGGTCTACTTTTTCCGCATTGGAATATGTTAGCGGAGACTATATTCTTGAAATAGAAAGGTTTGATGGAGAAGTTGAACAGATAATTACTGAAAGAGAATACGGACAAAATATGTTTAATATTTCGGGTAGAGATAATTACTCTAAATTGATTTCTCCTGTAGTAAATAAAGATACTTTGTTTTCCGAGGATATTGTATATTCTAGTTTGAGTCCGTTTAATTCTTTAGAGAAGGTCGGTGAAATATCAAACAGTGGGAGTGTTTTATTTGATAGTAAGGTGTTTCACATATTAAAATCGGGAATATTAAAAGTTCCTTTGGTTAATGACAGAATATACATAAAATATCCAAACGGAGTGGTTTCATATGCGGGTCAAATAAATAGTGTAGATGACTCACACGCTAGTTATTATGCAGTTACTTTGAAACATATGTCCTTGTCCGAAGGACACTATGTTTCTACACATAACGAAACAGAAATTTGGCGAGAAGCAAATAAAAACTACATGTTTAACAAAGCACTATCGGCTGATAACCAATTATCATCCTTTGCTACTTCTTTAACAGGTAGCGCAAATAAAGGTCTTTTCTTTGAAAGTGGAATAAAAATATCCGACTCTTCTTCTCTTATCGGCACTACTACTTCTCGCACTACAGGCGTAGATACAAATGCGGTTGGGTATCACATACATCATCCTTCATCAGTAAGTAGAACAGACGAACAGTTTCAAGCGAGATTAAGCGACGGAGGTTCTAATTTTGAAACATTCGATACAGTAAATACTCTTATGGACTTTTCAATTTTAAATATATCAACGGTTGATGGTAAAACAACAATAGAGATTGCCCCATATATACCTTTGACTCTTGGTAGAGCCGACCATAATGATTACGATACTTATGAGAATACTTACACTACGATAGGGACTACAACAACTGCTTCTACTGTTTCTAACTTTACAGCAAATCAATGGTTGGATGTCTCGCCTTCTTCTGTTTCAACAATAAAAACAGTGGCTAAAGAGGGGCTACCTATCTATGTTAATTCTGTTTTTGCCGGATATTGTCTCCAAGTAGTAGCGTATGAAGGTGGGGGTAGTGCTGATACTTACAAAATATTCTTGGATAGGAAATTTACAAATTATGCTTCAAGTTCAACTGTTTCTGTATTGACTTCGGCTTCTTCGGGTCTATCGGACTATGTTTCTAAAGACACTACCAATCTATATTTCATAAATGGAGAACACTTACATGGCGGTAAATATGTTACTTTAGTGAACTCCCAATATGGTAGTAATGCAGGTGATTATGAAAAACCAACATACTATAATTTTAGAAGGCCCACTACTGCACTAAGTAATTCTTTGATGAGAACATATGCTGAAAGATTCGGGCCATCACTTTACAAATTAAATCATATAGAAAAGGGAGACTTTAATAGAAAGTCTCAAACTATTGCTACTGATTACTACCGAGGCACTAGTGGCTCAAGTAGCGTTACAGAAATAGCATTAAAAACCGATACTAATTACTATGGTGGAGGTAGTAAAATACAATATTACTCATCGGCGTATAAATTAAGTCAAGGGCAATTTAATGCTAGTTCAACAAGCGGGTATTTAACAACGGCACTTCAAAAAATACCTAGCCGCTTTCAAGAGACAGCACACCCTCATTTACCAATAGAAGAAAGAGGAACATACCCTGCTAGTGGTTCATTGTTTTGGGATTACAATATATATGAAGACGGCCATTCTAAGCCAATAGTATTCACTTCGGCTGACCCAACTCAAGGGGGTTTAATCAAAAGTAATTACTACATTAAAGACTTCATAGAACAAATAGACCCAAAGGTTGCTAGAATGTTTTTATTTGCTACTTCGGATTTACTACCTCATTCTAGACTTAGAACTGATAGTTTATTTTACTCAAATAGAGACTTAACTCAATTCAAACTATTCTTGTTAAACGAACCCAACGAAGATGAGTTTTCTACGAAACAGTCTAATTACGAAGGTTCGGGTAAGTCTAAGAAAATACTAGACGCTGATTATCAAAGTGCTAATATTATTGAATAT